CGCCTAATGCTCGGCCTTGTAACCCTGCTATTGTTTGTCCTGCGACAATCCCCAAAGAGATAGCGCCCATTGCTCGGACAGCCGCCTCTGATGCTAAAAACGCAGGTAATCCGCCTAGCATCGCAGCCTGAGCTCCTGCTGCTTTCGCCGCAACTTCGGTTGATACAATGATCTGAGCCATTGCAAGACCTTTCTGTAGCAAGAATGCAGCTTTGGCAGCGGCAGATTGTTCGCCAAATGCGTCGGTTAAAACGCTAGTTAACTGACCCGCAACCGCCGAGGCTCTGGCCAGTACCATCTGCTGCGTAGCTTCCCGAATGTATGCGCGTCTTTGTTCTTCCCTTTGAGTGATTGCCGTTTTTTCTGCTTCGGCTTGTCTAAGAAGTTCTGCTTCCACCGCATAAAATTCGGCATCGCCGATTAAGCCTTGATCTCTTTGGGCGCTTTTCCTTGCTATTTCAATCTGAGCGTTGGCATCGATTGCCGCTAATCTTCCCAGACCTTGAAGCGCTATTTGTTGCAATTCTCTTTGGGCGGCATCCTGAGCTGCTGCAAACTTAGAATCTTCTCGTTTCTTATTGTTGGCTGATTCTGCTATATCTTGGTCAAGCAATTGCTGAAACCTAGTGGCTTCCATTTTCTCAGTTTTTGATATTCGATCAGCGGTTTGCTTTACCAGCTTGTCATTCTTCGCTCGGTTAATTGCGCTTTCTTTTTGGTCTGCGTCTAAAAGTCTAGCTATTCGCTCTTGATCTAATTGCGCTAAGGTTTTTTCTGCGTCGATGTAACCTTCCATCAAAGGTTTCAACGCTTCCGCCCCGCCTTCAGCTAAAAGATCTAAGCCCTTATTAAATAAAGCAACCCGCTCAGTGCTGTCGTCTAAGGGGCTTTTTAGGTCAAGCAAGTCTTGCCTAAATTTTCTAAACTCTCTGTCAGCTACTTGCGTCTCATCGCCTAATTGTTCAATGACCTTTTCTAAATTGTCAAAGCTCGCAGCATCAGACTTATCTAATTGCCCTAACGCTTCAAGAAACTGAAACGCTTGATTGTCTGTAAATTGAAATTCTTTACCAATATCCCTGATGGCATCGGCAAACATTTTGGTTCGACCTTGCCAAGATGTTCCGCTTAAAAGGTCTTCAAGGGTTCTGTCTTTATCCTTTAAGTCATCAAGCTCCCTTCCAAGGTCGCGCACTGAGAGCGAAAACCCAGCAAAATCCAAACTCTCATTGGCAAGATCTATTATTGCCTGCCTTTGCTCTTGGATAACAACTGTGCCGTCAGCTATATTGGCATACATGGAAACCCTAGCGGCTGTTTCATTAGCCCTAGCAAGCTCGATAATTCGTTTAGTCAGCTCGAAGGTGCTGTTTTCTGCGCGTTTGGTAGTTTCGCTAAGGCGGTCTAATGTTTCTTCAAGCTCGTCTGCGCCCACGTTAGCGTCGTCGAATGCTCTGACCAAAGTGCCGCCAATCATCGCCCCGAATGCTATCATTACACCTAAAACAGCGCCGCCTGGGCCAAAGATTGAAGCTAATTGGGGGCCCTGTTGGCCAAGAATAATGAAGGCATCGGTGCCCATCTGAGATTGGACTGCGATATCTTGAAGTTGATACGACACTTGCTGCGTCGAACCTTTCATTGCCTTGAAACCAGAGTTTACCTGCTTGGTTCCTTTTTCTAGCTTATTAGTTTGATTGGCTGTCTTGTCAGCTTGATTGCCAAGATTTTTCAACTCGGCTTCGGTCTGCTTTGCTCCGTCAGATGTGACCTTAACTATAAGGGTTGAAATGTCAGTAGCCATTTGATTGAGCCTCTTGGTGCGAGAGCTGATCCAATTCTCTTATCAGATCAACCTCAAATGCCGTTAAATCGCCATAAATGTCCATGTACGATTTGATTTGATTATAGCTAATGGCTCCTTCACTTGCATTTTTTAATGACACAAACAAAGCCCATAAGTAAGCCAGTTCAGACCTCAACTCTGGTCGTTCTGCTAATTGCTTTGGCGGCTGACCAATTGACTTTTCTATTTGCTTGAGGTTTTGTAATCGGCTGACCTTTGATCCTTTGTCGTATCCAGCTGCCCAGAACTGCCACTTGGCATAAACGGACAACTCTTTGGTCAGCCTTTCGTAAAATTTACCCTGTCAGCTATAAACCTATCAACTTGCGTCGCCACGCTTGGAGCATTTTCATACAGCCCTTTGGCGGCTTCAGGGCTAAATTCAACGGTATCTTTCCCGCTCTTTAACCCACGCCAACCAATTGTGACTGCCGTTAGCAAATCAATCTCGCCACCTTCTTCATCGTTTAGCAGCTTGCGGTGATACTTCCTGACCGCTTCACGATATGCCTTAGAATCAACCCCTTTGACCTTTATGTAAAAGTCTGTGGGTTCATTGTCGGCGGGGCTTTTGATCTGGATCTCGGCCCCGTCTTCGTGTGCTTCTAATGTGTAAAGATTCTTTACGTCCACGCGACTCTCCTCGCTTTAATTTCGTTATGCGTCGTCTCTAGTGATCTTCAATTGGCTACCAGTGGAAGCGTCATACAAAGCAATGAAGTCCAAAGTGACCGTGATTGCGCCAGGCCCGCCCACTTCAGGGTTGCCGCTGTTGTATTTGATGTTGGGCAGATCAAAAATGTAATCATTGCCAGCAGCATCGGTCAGCGTGAATTGCATACTTGAGGCGGTTTCGTTGATGAATTTATCAATCAGAGTTGTGTCTTCAAAGTATGCCGTCACTGAGCCCGTTACCGTTGACTTAGCCAAAGGCGGCTGAAGCGTTGTAGCGTCCCCAATAACGTATTGTGACTCCATGCCGTTATCAATGTTCAATTCAAGCGCTGTAACAACCGCAATTGCTGATCCGCCTTCAGTGATTGATCCTGTGAAGCTGTCAAAAGGTGCAGTGGTCGTTTCGGCACTATAGGTTGCGCCACTAATTGCAGCAGCAGAAGTGGTCAAGTCTTTGCCGATGACTCCAAACGAACCCGTGACCATTGAGTTAGGCGCTACCGATAAGCTCATAGTGTTGAATGAGCAGCCAGTGGATCGAATGTATTTGCCAATATCTTCGTGATGCCGTTCGATTGTAAATGATCTGGAAGTGGAGCCGACCAATAAAACTTCTGGATCGCCATCTGAAGTCCAAGTACCGCAAGCAACCGCTTCGATTAAATCATTGAACGAGTCATAAGAAAGCTCAAAGTTAATATCACCTGACACGCTTTTGTTCCCATGTCGGAAATGAGCAATCTGTCGATCTTCTCTGAGTTCTTCCGATTCAATCGCATCTTTAGACAACCCAAGGGTCGTTCCAGTATGTCGAATCGGGGTGAATGCTGGCGTTGCTGGAGTCGTGCCAAAAGTAGTTTCGGCAATGTAAGCCATGTCGTGCCGTGAGCCTGTTGCAATTGTCATAAGTTACCTCGGGGCTACATGAGCCATATAGTTGATCGAAACTGAGATGACATATCGGTCATCGTCTATTATTGCCGCATTGCGCGAAACATTACCCAAGCGCACAGTGACCCCATTATATACCAAGTCAGTGCCTCGTTTAAAATGATCCGCAATAGCATCAGCTTTCACTTCTGCTGGCCCTCTACCTTTCCCCGCTGGTGCAAAAACGTCCACCTGATAAATACCAAGGTGCTCGTCTAAACCGTTTGATCCCAACCCAGCTTGCTCTGTTCCTGCGGGCAAATTTGTTCCCCGTAAATACAGCGTTGCCTTTGTGGGCTTAAATACTGTGCTTGGCCAAGCAATAGGCGAAGAACCTGACAGCGTGTTTAATCTGCTGTCGAGCGCTGCGCTAATGTCTGAAAATGTTGTCGTCATTTTGGCAAACTCTGTATTGCTTTCTTTATTGCGGACTGAACCCTAGCTATGTTTACTCTGACCATTCCGCTTGGCGCTTGCTTACTCCATCCGTATTCCAGCCTTTGAGCATACGGAAGATTGTTGGACAGGAAAATAGTCCCTTCTGAACTAAAGTTAAACGCTTTTGCTGTATTTACAATTCCCGCTATTGCCTTTTGACCAGATTTGTCAGTTGTTTCTATTGTTGATAAGTCTGGCCCGTTGATGCTTGCGTTCCAGTTATTTCTGAATCTTCCCGTATCTACTGGGCTTTGCTTTACTATCGCCGAAAATAAATCAATGGCGACTGTTCGCCCAACATCGTCAATATTTTTGTCAACTTTCTTGGCAAACTCCTTAATGTCTAAGCTGAACGTCATAATATACATCCGTACCAGATGGCGAAACCGTCCGAACATCCATGACCCGATAATCTACTGAATCAAAGCTACAGTTGTCGTCAATTTGTGGCGCACCGTTCCCAGCCTGAAAGACTAACCTAACATCATCCCGCTGGATTGTTTCGCTGTCTATTTCGCCTTTGGTAAAGTTTAATCTTGCGCCTTTGCCCGTCACAGTAACCGTTGAGCCTCCGCTATACGTTCCCGTTGCTGGATCAAACGTGCTGCTTCCCGTCCTAGTAAACGTGGCAGTTGCGCCAAACTGAGTTATCAGGCTGGTCGCTGTACCTTTAAGGGCTACATAATCAGGCACGATACACCTTATAAGGGTTGACTAACAGCTTTCGTAATTTAGCCTCAGCAGCGGTCAGGTATGTATCTGGCCTTGCTCCAACGGCATACTCAACCTCAAGATCGCCTACCTTTTCTCGTTTGGTCTCGCGGCCTAAGTTAGCCAAC